AAGCAATTATCATGAAAACAAAAGATAATAAATTAATTAAGGTCAATAATACCGTATGAAAAAACTTGTAGTCCATAGTATTAAAATGGGTGATGTAGAAGATCCGGATCTATTTGTCGCCGAACCTATATGGCAGTGGCAACAAACAGAAGCAGGTAAGTACATTATGGAGAACAGCGTTCAACAACCAGAATGGCATAGGAGTGCTGATCCTACTACGTATGGATATCGCTATGATATAGTTGCTTATCTAGAGGATAAGTCATTAACTTATTGGAAATTAAAATATGAGTAAGATATTAGTAACAGGTGGATTAGGTCTTATAGGCCACCATGTAGTTCAACTATTAGAAAATTTAGATCATGACGTAATCATTACAGATACGCAAACTAATTATGGAATCATTCCTCAAGATGAGATTGATTACTTAATGAAAGAACGTAGGAAGAAAATCAAAAAAGCATTGATTTACAAATTTGATATTTGTGACCAAAAAAATTTAGATTGGTTATTTGCCGCAAACAAGTTTGATATCGTCATACACATGGCAAGTTTCCCAAGACAGAAAGTTGTCAACGCTAATCCAATAATTGGTAGTCGTGTGATGAGTGAAGGATTACTCAATTTATGTGAGTTAAGCAAAAAATACAATGTAAAGAAATTTGTTTACATAAGTAGTAGTATGGTATACGGGACATTTCCCGATGATGTGACCGAGGATTATAATTGCAAGCCTCAAGGTCAATATGGAATTTTAAAACTTGCAGGAGAACACCTTGTTAAAGATTACACACGCCGAGGTCATTTTAGTCATGTTATTATTCGTCCTAGCGCAGTATACGGGCCTCTTGATGTGGAAGATAGAGTTATTGCAAAGTTTATGCTCACTGCAATGCGAGATGGAATGCTCAAGGTTAATGGAGCAGGAGAAACCCTCGACTTCACATATGTTGACGATGCAGCCAAAGGAATTGTCAGTGCCTCACTCAGTTCTAACACAGACAATAAAACCTACAATATGACAAAAAGCCATAGTAGAAGTTTATTATATGCTGCCCAACTAGCGGTTAAGATTGTAGGCAAGGGCACTATTGATGTTAAAGATCGTGACTTAGATTTCCCTAGTCGCGGTGCATTGAACATTGACGCAGCCAAACGTGACTTTGGTTATGATCCACAGGTTGATGTAGAAGAAGGTTTTCAAAAATATTATGAATGGCTCAGCAATAGCCCATTTTGGCTTAGCAAGACAGTATCGCAATCTTAAAGAAGAATTACTAGACGCAACCAATCAAGCATTGAAAGAGGGCTGCCTTATGAGCGGCCCTTTTACCAATAAGTTTGAAACTTGGTTAGCATTAAAGACGGGTACGGATTTTGCAGTAACCGTACATAGTGGCACACAGGCATTAGAAATCATAGCATTGTTTGTAAGATCACAGTGGTTCATCACAATGCGTTCAGAACTAAAACCTAGCGTCTATATCCCTAACATAACTTACCCTGCTACATTAAATGCATTTATAAATGCTGATTGGGATATTGAACTAGTCGATACCGACAAGAATGGACTAATCAATCAAGAACACATAGACAGGTTGCAAATGTTTTCATACATATGTATGGTAGGGCTTTATGGTGCTAGAACACCTGATGCTACTTCTAATCATATTGTTGACGGTGCGCAACATTGGCTGATAGCAGACAAGAACACAATGGGCATTGGTATGGCTATCAGTTTTGATCCTACTAAGAATTTACCTGCTAGTGGTAATGGCGGTGCTATTGTTACTAATGATAGAGAACTATATGAGTTTGCGTATAACTATCGTAGCAACGGTAAACCTGATTGGCATCAAATGTCAGGAACTAATAGCAGAATGAGTGAACTAGATTGCGCACATTTATTAGTACGTTCAAGACACCTTGACAATTGGCAATGGCGTAGGAAGCAAATCAGATATTATTATCTGGAACAATTTAAGAATTTACCCATACATTGTTTAAGCAGAGATTTTCAAGTACATGCGGATCAAAAGTTTGTGATTTATACAGACCGTAGGGATGACCTACACGAACATTTGAAAAAACATAATATAGAATCTAAAGTACATTATACACACGCACTAAGTGAGTTACCAATATCAACGCACCTCAAAAAACCCGACATGGTTAGCACCAGCGTTATGTTAACTAGGGGCGTATTAAGTCTACCCATTTATCCAGAATTGACCGACGGGGAAGTAGAGTACATTTCCTCCGTAGTGCGCCAATTCTACGATAAATAAGTTTATGTGGATCTTTACAATCGCCCCCGAATGGGTCATACATCTTATATTTTCAGTAGGATTACTAGGAGTAATCGCAGGATTTGTATTGGGTTTCATACCCTTTATTAATAGATATCTACTGCCCATTAAAATAATCAGTCTGATTGTGTTTGCTTTTGGCCTATATCTTGAGGGCGGATTGGCAGACAATAAAGAATGGCAACTTAAGATAAAAGAAGTTGAAGCACAAGTTGCTAAAGCAGAGGCCGAGGCTGCAAAAGCGAATACTGAGTTGCAGGCAGCATTAACAAATAAAACTGACGTAATTAAGCAAAAAGGCGAAACGATTGTAAAATATGTAGATAGATATAGAGATAGAGAAGTTTTAAAAACTATAGAAGGACCTGAAAGAGTTAGAGTCGAAGAAGTTATCAAATATGTAGAAATTTGCCCTGTCCCCAAAGAACTTATAGACATTCACAATCAGGCTGCAGGAATGAATAAAGGGGATAAGAAATGAGATTTATCCTAGCATTATCGTTAGTAGTTATATTGTCAGGGTGCAGTTTGTTTAGACAGCCGGTACCTGTAGTTCCTAAATTCCCAGAGGCTACACCCGAATTACTAAAGAAATGTGAAGAATTAAGAAAAGTAGAAGGTGATCAAGTACTGATTACTGAACTATTAAGAGCCGTTGTGTATAACTACTCATTGTATTATCAGTGTTCAACCAAGGTAGAGGGTTGGCAAGAGTGGTATGAAACACAAAAGAAAATATATGAAAACATTAAATGAGGCGTAACATGAAAACAATAATAGTAGCAGTTATTGCGTTGGGATTAGCCGGCTGTGCAACTGCAAATAAAGAACAGTTATACTATGATGCTAGCAAAGCAATTAGTAAAGATTTAACAGTAGCGCAATCAGCATGCTGGGGTGCTATAGGCGAGATTGCAAAGGGAGCAAGCGACAGTGTTAAAATCAACGCTATTGCACTTGCTGAAAAGTGCAAAAACGATCCAGTAAAAGTAACTCCCCCTAAAAAGAACTGGTTTGGTTTCTAAGTCTTATACTGATAAATACAGTATAACTTTGGAATATTGATATGGCAACACAGCAAATAATTAATATAGGTACATTACCTAATGACGGCGAAGGTGATCCGTTACGTGTTGCCTTTGGCAAGATTAATAATAATTTTAGTAATCTTTTCGCCACATTTGTCAATACAAGCAATACATACAGTACTGGTAATACTCCCGGCCAAGTTATATTTGAAACACCTGTAAGTGGATTTACTAATGGTGTCTTTATTATTAGATCCAATGATCCAGGTACGGATGATGCTCAGAACGTAACATTATCTGCACAAATAAATGCATCAGGTACAGACGTTAAATTTACAGGATATGCAACTACATTTACTGGTAACTCAATATGCAACTATGACATGGACGTTTTTGGCTCTAACGTGCGTGTTTTAGTTAACCCTTATACTACAGCATCACTATTTCATTTTATATCTTCACAGATAATGTATGTTGGTGATCCTATCCCAGGACTAGACATTCAATTAGACGGCTATCCAATTGGACAAGTTATGTCAACTGAGAATGATTATAACATTACTACAGAAGATTAATATGAGAGCAAAAGAGTTTATTATAGAACGTACTATAGGTCATCCTACGAAACGTCAACGTTTTGCTACCAGAGGGTTGCATAAGTTTCGTGATCCGGGTGGGTATGACAGAACATACGAACTAAATCGTATTATGATGGCTACTGCTTGTGCAGATGGTACTACTCCTTTAGAATTAGATGCCGAAACATGGAGTGGTAGATATAATACTGCGCACCCATATACTGATGTAGAACATAAAATGCTAAAGCAGGCCTTTAAGGCAGTGGGTAGTGACACTACAGACTTAAATCATGGTGATTTGAATAGTGATGAATTACCCGGTACTAATATTCAAAGTCCAATAAAGCCTTTTAAAGGATACAAGAAAAAATAAATTTGCTGGTTTCAGAGAATAAGTATTGACATAACAGTACAGGATTCTCATGCAAAATTTAATTGATATCAATAACACACTTGATTTAGTAAAACTTAAGTTTTATAACGAGTGGCTTTATACAGCCCATATCTACGATGAGGGTGATAGCCCCTTTCATAAGCAATTAACCGCTGAAGTTGTAACGTCATATATTGACCCATTAAATCTCTCAAAAAATTCTAAGATATTAGATTTAGGTTGCGGCCCAGGCTACTTCCTAGATGAGATGAAACAACGCGGATATACTGATGTAACAGGAGTTACACTAAGTCCCGGTGATGTTAAATTGTGTGAAGATAAGGGTCACACCATCAAACGCTATGACTTAAGTTTTATACCACAAAAAGATGGATACTATGATGAAAGTGTAGACTTCATTTTCTTACGTCATGCACTAGAACATAGTCCATATCCAATCTTTAGTTTAATGGAATATAATCGTATCCTTAAGCAGGGTGGACGAATTTATATTGAAGTACCCGCTCCTGATTGCGATAGAATGCATGAGTTTAATTTAAATCACTATAGCATTTTAGGACAAAATCAGTTGGCTGCATTATTGACACGCACAGGATTCAATATTGAGAAGTTTAATAATCTAGAGTTTGATTTGAGTGTGCCTGACAGAGACGGTAACCCTAAAAACGTTAGAGAAAAATATTATTGCATACTAGCAGTAAAGCAAAGACCTCTAGATATTAAATGATAGATTTTAAAAATCTATTTGTAATCTATCCCCCCGCATGCGGGGGTAACCATATAGCAAACTTAATCAGTTTGCATCCAACATTTAATCCTAAATATGTTTGGGAAGATGAGTACGAAGAGACTATGTATTTCAACTATGTGAGTATTCATGCTCAACGTAGGGATCATTCTGCTAATTCACTAAACGTACATTTTGACGTAAATCAAAAGCATATCAACGACTACGATAAAGATGATATTTGGTTAAATCAGATGTTATCAAATGATAAAAAGAATGTGTTTACTGGGCACTATACAAATTTTCATAATTTATTCAGTAACGGATTGTTAGATAAATTTGCACCATATTATGGAATTATACTAACTGAACCTAAGTTAGATTCTATACCTTATATAAGGAATCAAAACAATAATTTTAACGAAACTAATCCCTATAAGAACTATAATTTACCCAGTAGATTTCCACCTTCTAACATGACTGATTTTAAAGAAGTAGATTTCATTACAGAAGATAATGGATTTCTAATTAATTCTGTAGATTTATTTACTGATGATGGATTTAAGTTACTAAATCAAAAACTACTAGAAAATTTGAGATTTAGTATAGATACCAAACATGCCATACTGCATAAGTTTTGGTACGAACTTGTTACAGTGAGAGCATAAATACTCTAACTTAGAGAGTATATTATGGCATATCCAGAACCCGCCGAAGTTTCCCCTTGGTACCTGCGCAACATCACGCAGGCCCTTGAACTTGATAGTGTAACAGGTCAAGTCCATGTGCGTTCCAGCATAGTAGGCGGAAATGTCACGATAGCAGGCAATGTTATCGTAAGTAACATTACAGTGGATGCTATAGGAAACATCGATGTAAGTGGCAATACAATGCCCGTCAGCGGCAATATCAATATCGATGCAGGTAATGTCACAGTATTACAAGGCACTAGCCCCTGGATAGTTGAGGGCAATGTTGAAGCCAATGTCACTGGTAATGTCAACATTGACAATAGCGTAGAAGTCACACAGGGCACTGATCCATGGATCGTATCAGGCAATGTAGGAATCACAGGCACAGCAAGTGTAGCATTTGCTGATGAGGCAACCGATGCGTTTGGTCGCTTGCGTGTCAGCAATCCATATACAATATTTGATACACAGGCAAGATATTATGACCACGAACAGTTTAGTTCAAATATTGCCGGAACAGCAAACGTGGTCTATAATAGTAACTCAAGTACATTTGAATTGAATGTTTCTACTGGTAATGGTGATAGCGTACAAAGAGAGACAACTAAAACATTTCCATATCAGCCTGGTAAGAGTTTATTGATATTTCATACATTCTGTATGAATACACCAAAAGCAAATTTGCGTCAACGAGCAGGTTATTTTAGTCAAGACAATGGTGTATTCTTTGAAGTCAATGGTACTACATTGAATATGGTCATTCGTAGCAGTAGTTCAGGAGCGATAGTAGAAGATAGGATAGCGCAGGCAAATTGGAACGGTGACAGGTTGAACGGTGCCGGAGGTGCCAATAATCCTAGTGGTATCACATTGAATCCAGCATTAGATCAGATATGGTTCTGTGATATTGAATGGTTAGGTGTAGGTAGCGTTAGAGTAGGATTCGTGATCGATGGCATATTCATTACTTGTCATACATTCAATCACGCCAACACACCAAGCACTGCCACTGCTGATAATACTACAACATACATGACAACTGCTACACTGCCATTGCGTTATGAGATAACAAACACTGGTGCAACAGCGTCAGCAAGTATGTTACGTCAAGTTTGCTCAAGCGTGATTAGTGAAGGTGGATTCCAACTAACAGGATCAGGCAATCCAAAAGCAGCCTCACACATTTTAGGTAGTCCTGTAAGATTACCAAACGATAATAGTTTCTTACCTGTTATCGCTATAAGATTGAAAAGCACTATGCTTGATGC